TCCTTAATTAATTTAGTCGGATGTTATAACAAATAATTAACTATAATGATAAGCAGGGTTGTTTGTTTTGGATGGCAGCTTTGTAGAACGTACTGAAGTTCCAGAAGTCTCTCCATACCCCTCTGGATGTTTGCCTGGTGTTGATGATCCAATATTATCGCTCTTCATCTTAGCATCTTTTCCCGTATAGTGCAACCTTGCTGGTTTATTGGGTTTTTTCGTAATGACCGCCTCCTGATCATGCTCTCTGCCTAGTTTACGCATAAGCTTACCAAAGCCTCTGTTAGACATGTGAGGAGGTTTGGTAGTTTGATATGAAACTTCACGACCAGTTTCGCCAGAAGAATACTTATATTCACCTACACCTTTTGAAAAACCAATTCTATGCTTTGCTAAAGCGTCCTCTAATTTTTTTCTTCTTTGTCTATTCTCAGTTTCATTATCCCTCGTATCTGCAGAAATATGACCTGTTACTTGAGTATTAGATTTATGAAACATCCTAGCAGTACGATTACCTTCTGCCATAAATTCTTTATATGTTTTCATTTTTTAAAAACTCTTTATTAATTATTTATAATATCTTATGAACTCTTACAGAGTCATTTTACAGATAAAAAAAGGGGTTGTCAAGTGGTCTTTGTCACCTGACAACCTTGCGACGACGATAATTGGGTGACCCCAAATTATTTATCAATCAAAAATTCTACCCCATCCATCATTGACACCAGGACACCACCGTGCTTTGAGCATGGATCTGCTATATACCGTACCCTTACCATTTGTTACGGGACCAGTATAATTATCGTTGCATGAACCATAAGGATCATTCACAACATATCCATCACCGTTCTTACCAATAACTACACACATGTGACCACCAGTAGGAGCACTAAGAGAACCACGATGAAGAATACCAATAACTACAGGCTTGCCGCGAGCAAGAGACTTATCTAGATCAGCAAAAGAAAGATTGTATGAGAAATGGGACTTGACACCATACGACGCAAGAACCTTCGTCTGAACATCATGGTCCGTAGTGTCACCAATTGCAAATACTTTTTTAACATACTCATCATCTCCTTTAGCACCACTGAGAGTGCCTGGTTTGAGGAACTCCAGGCACATTGCACATGAGGATGAGTTGCATGTTCTATGGGCATCACGATAGTTATCCACCTGGCTAAAGTATGGTACTGCTAAAACAGATGGAATGGGTGGCTTGCTACGAAACTTCTCGATCCAAGCAGCATCTTGAGACCCCCCTACACCATCTTCTACGAGGCATTCGGGGTCTGTCTGTGCTATTGCCTCCTCAAGTTGACTAACTGCCTTCATATGAGCGGTATTCCTCTCTGAGAAGAACTCAAAGAACTTGTGAAGGTTCACTGGACCACCGTTGGCATTACCGTTACGATAAGAAACAACCCAAGGGGAATTTTGCTTTAGATGCTCGGAAATCGATGCCTCTAGAAGACTGACTGCGGCAACATGATTTGTATTGTTCTCATCGTAAAACTTAAAGAAATTAAGTAGTACTTTGGACAGTTTAAACTCCTGTTGTGTTGGTACGTTAGTGGATCCTGTTAATCCTTTCTTCCATAGGTTTCCTTCAGCAGTTCTACGTCGAGCCAATCCTGCCTCAACTGAAGTGCCTGGATTTCTATACTTATAGAGAGCAGTTGGTACGTCCTTCCAGTTTGCTTTAGAAGATAGTGCAACATTAATAGAATTAAAATTGACACGATCACCAACGAATCCTGCACCCAAATTATAAGCAAAACTTAGGATAGCACCCTGCTGCTCTGGTGTCATTTCGTTCCAATATGGAATTTTAGTTAATGCCGGAAGGAATTGTTTCTCGCATTGAGAAATGAGTAAATCATCTGCTTCTTGTTGGGTAATCGAATCTCCCAACACAAATGGTGATCCATTTTTTTTACGAGTTGAACCCCAACCAATTGTGATTGGGAGATCACCAGTTAAAGGATCTGGGTATGCCTTCAGATGGCATCCCTCAAACTCTTTGATTAATTTTAATCCTGCTAAGGGTAAAGTCATAATTTGAAACCTGCGAATGTGTTTTTAGTTACATCTTGTTTAATTCCACCAATAACATAAGATTCAATCTCTGTTTCTTGTGGAGCATTTTGCATTGATTTTGAATTTAACCAATGTTCTGTCCAAGGTAATGGATTATTTTTTGCTGGAATATCATAAATGGGATTCAATCCAATTGCTTTTAGACGACGATTCGCCACCCATTCTACATATTTAGAAAGAAGTTTGATATTTAAACCAATCATAGATCCATCTTTAAAAAGATACTCTGCCCACTGTTTCTCTTGGTCTACAGCATCTCTAAACATCTGTACTACGTTTTCCTTCTCTTCTTCTGCAATACAAACTATATCAGGATCATCACCCTGAGACCACTTATTCAAAATCTTCTGAGTTAAAACTAGGTGTTGAGATTCGTCTCTGGCGATGAGTCCGATGATTTTGGCACTTCCTTCCATGAGTTTAAGTTCACCAAAAGCGAATGAGCAGGCAAACGACACATAGAACCGAATTCCTTCGAGGATATTAACGTTCGCAATCGCTCGATATAGTTTTCTTTTGAGGTCATACAAGGTATCTTTTGCTGCAGAAACTCCTTCTAATTGATGCCGCCATTGATTGCCCGAAGAATAATCTTGAGCTGCACAAATAAAATCATCATATGCTGTGGTTACACTTTTAGCACGTTCTAAAATTTTAGGATCATCTAAAATGGTATCAAATATATCAGAAGGATCCGAATATACATTCTTAATAATATAAGTATAAGAGCGAGAATGAACCATTTCCATGAAACCCCATACTTCCATACATGCTTCCAATTCTGGAAGGGAGCAGTAGGGAATAAAAGCCATACCAGGACCACGACCTTGAACAGAATCCAGAAGAATTTGATACTTCAAATTAGAAGTAAAAATATGCTTTTGCTCTGGACGAAGTTGTTGGTAGTCGGCACGATCTTTTTGAAGGGAGACCTCTTCAGGTCTCCAAAAATATCCCAATTGTGTTTGTGTAAGTTTATCAAAGTCTGGATACTTGTATGAATCGTATCTTTGAACTCCTAGTGGAGAACCAAAAAACATCGGTTGCTTTTTAGTATCTAATTTGTTCGAGTTAAAAACTGTCATGCCTTTTATCATATACTTCTCCTTAAACTTTACATGAATCACAATCTTCTTCATCAGATTGTAACAGATCGTTGATAATACTGTCAACGTCTTGTTTTACATCATCACCATCTTTTTTGGCATCATAGGTGTTCTGATAATAGCTGGTCTTCCACCCATATTTGTATGTAGTCAAAAAGTCATTTGCCATTACTGAAGTAGGAACTTCATTATCGGCATAATTTTCTGGATTATACGACCAGTTTCCAGATATCGCTTGATCAAAGAACTTTTGCATAACAGCAACAATATTAATATAACCAGTATTGCTAGGCATATCCCAGAGCAACGTATAATTGTTCTTAAGAGATTGATACTGGGGGACAATCTGTTTAAGAGGTCCCTTCTTTGATTTTTTAACGGACAGATAATCTCTAGGTGGTTCGATTCCGTTAGTGGCGTTTGACACAACGGAACTACTCTCTGATGGCATCTGTGCGGATAAGGTTGAGTTCCTAAGACCATATTGTTTAATAGATTTTCTGAGATCATCCCAATCATACTTCAACTTATTAGGTACGATTTCATCCACATCCTTCTTGTATGTATCAATAGGAAGAATTCCATCTGCATACTTAGTACGATCATAGTATCCACATGGACCATATTCTTTGGCAAGTTGGTTAGATGCTTTCAGTAGATAGTACTGGAATGCTTCTGTGAGATCATGAACAAGTTCCCATGCAGGAGGATCATCGTAGTGCTCACCATGACGAGCAAGGTAATGTGCTAGACCAATATAACCAATACCAAGAGAACGACGATTCAGTGTAGAAAGTTCAGCAGCAAGAACAGGATACTCTTGATAATCAATCAAGGAATCAAGAGCACGAACAGCTAGATCACAAAGTTCTTCAAGATCATCCAGATGCTTCAGTTTACCAACGTTAATAGCAGAAAGAATACATAAAGCAATCTCACCTACAGGATCATCGATATGCTGAATTGGTTTTGTAGGAAGAGTAATTTCCTGACAAAGGTTCGACATATATACCTTATCCTTGAATGAAGAATGAGAGTTACAGTGGTCAATATTCATAATGTAAATACGACCAGTCTCTGCCCTTTCCTTTAACAAATCCAAGATGAGTTCTTGAGCACTAATAGATTTTTTGGGGATGATTGGGTCTGCTTCGTATTGGGTGTATAGATCATCAAAATCATCAGTGCCAAAAGCGGCATAAAGATCAGGGACATCATGAGGGCTGAAAAGATGCATAGATTCATTCTTAATGAATCGTTCGTAGAAGATCTTGCTGATTTGTATGCTGTAATCAAGTTTGCGAACACGATTATCTTCTGTTCCTTTATTATTTTTTAGAACTAAGATATCTTCTATTTCTTGATGCCAGATTGGAAAGTGGACCGTAGCACTTCCACCGCGAATCCCGTTTTGTGTACAGCATCGGACAGTGCTCTCAAACTTTTTGAGAAAGGGTACGACGCCCGTATGAGTAACTTCACCCCCTCGGATTTTGCTATTGATACCCCTGATGCGACCTGAGTTGATACCAATTCCTGCTCTTTGAGCAACATACCTACCAATAGCCATGTCGCTACTGAAGATGCTATCAAGGGTGTCATCAGAATCAACAAGCACACAACTAGCGAATTGGCGAAGTGGGGTTCTAACACCTGCCATGATTGGTGTAGGAATGTTGATTTTGTGCTTTGAGATTGCGTCATAATACCTCTTAACATATGACAGACGAGTTTCTGCAGGATAATCTGCAAACAACGTAGAAGCAATCAAGATATACATGTATTGAGGAGTCTCAAACAGAGTTCCGTTGCTGCGATCCTGTACCAGATATTTATCTGCAACTTGTCTTAGACCCGCATATGTGAACAAAAAATCACGATGATGATCAACAAATTCATTGATCTTACTCCAATCTTCCCTGGAATACTTGCTTAAAAGTTTTCCATCATATACATTTAATGATACACCATCACAAAGATGATCATGAACATCTGGAAATGCTACTTTCCAATTCTGTCCAAAAACATGCTTACGTAGACCGAACAGCAGAAGGCGAGCAGCAACATACTGATAATTTGGATGTTCAAGAGAGATGAGGTCGCTAGCTGATCTAATCAAGATTTCTTGGATTTCCGATGTTTTAATTCCATCATAAAATTGAAGGTTTGCATTCATTTCTACTTGTGAAGCAGACACACCACTCAGTCCCTCACAAGCATGTTCAACCATAATATGAATTTTTTCAATGTTAATAAACTCTATGGAACCATTTCTTTTTTCTACTTTGATGCCGTTGCTCATACTTTCTTCCAAACGTTTAATTTAAGTTGTGCTTCTAAACCCTCGTAAATATTATTATCTACGATTTGCTGAACATTTACTCCATCCAAAACCATGTCATTTAAATCTTTATTATTAATTTCGGAAGGAAAGATAACGATAGCAAACTTTCTATCTATTACTTTTTGCATTCTGTCAACAATCTGTTGATTCCTGGGTTCATTATCAAACACAAATATAAAATCAGTTTCATAGTTTGTCATCAAAAATGACCAGTCAATATCCGCTCCTGCCATAGCAATCGCGTTATTAATGAACAGACTATCAATAGGACCTTCTGTAATGAAGACATTTTTGGTGTAATCCACTCCATCTAGATTATAGATTTTTGGTTGGGAATCATCCAGTATGGTAGTAATATACCTTAACTGGGTTTTGTTTGTCAATGCACGACCTTGAAATCCAAACCACTTACCACCACTAATAAGTGGAATAATAATTCGGCCATGATCATCATCTAAACTATTAAACGTATCTTTTTGTGAATTTACCCACTCTTTATATTTGGGGCAGTAATACAATTTACTTAGTTTATCTTTTGGGATCTTGCGACCTAGTAAATACTTTTTTGCGGGGTGTTCCTCATCAAGAATGGAAATTGGCACCACACCTTTCTTATTATTTTGAAATTTGGGTTTATCAAATTCTAGTTTGGGGTTAGGGGTGTTTGTTGCCTTTCCAGTGAGGCCCTCTTTATATCGTTTTAAAATATATTCGTCATAAATATCATTTGCATTGTCTTTGAGAAAGTTTGCAAGAGTCCTTCCGACTCCACAGTTATGACATTTAAACAAAATTTCATTCTTTTTCTGATAAAAATACCCCCGTGTCTTAGACTGATTCTTCTGAGAGTCTCCACAATAGGGGCAACGAAAGTTGTATAGATTTTCTTTTTTACGTGAGAACTTATCAAGCCTGGATGAAACCAGATTTATATACTCAAGGTCAATGTAACTCATTTAGAGTGGGTTATGGAGGGCTCTACCTTAGCACCAATATTCCCAATTGTCAAGATATTACCGAAGAATGTTGCAGAACCAATAACGAGGGTGCAAGCACCAACAACTCCCATAGTGATCCAACGAAACTTAGAGAGATCTTCAACCTTCTTTTCAAGAACACATAGTTTTGCTTTCACATCTCTAATAAGTTCCATGATTGCTGTTTCTGATCTATCTACTTGTTCCAATCTGTTTTCATGGCGTTCTAATATTAAAGCAACTTGTTGATTGCTCTCACTTATTTTATCAACTGCTCTTTCAAGTTTATCAAGCATCTCTTTGGAGAGATCTTCATAGATTTGGAACTTTGCTTCTAGTATTGAAATTTCTTTGTTTTGATTGTGTCCAAACATATTGACCTCAAACTGCTTGGTTATCTGTTAATGAACCAGACTTAGCTTTTGCTTGCAGTGTTTTTTGTTGAGCAGCAAGATTTCTCTGCATCTCAGTCTTCTTTTGTTTGAGTAGTGATGCTGCTTGCTGCTTCTGTAATTGGATTCTTTTAGCAACAGATTGCTTTGCCTGTTGTTGATTACGGGTAAGTTGTTGCTTTTCTACTTGAGGATTTAGTTCTGTTGAGTTTTCCATTTGTTCTAACACCACATCTGGTAATCTTTTTAATGCCTTTGCTCTTTTTTTTGTATAGAAATCTATAACATCAGTAGCAAAGATTCTATCAATATTTATAATTTGACTGGAGTTGCGAAGATAATCTCTTAGTTTAGTTCGAACTTGTGTTAGATTCTTAGCATATACAATAATATCTCCAAGGTCAGCAATAGTAACTTTAAATGCATATACCATTGCTGCTTCATAAATTTTATCAGGCTTTCTTTTTCTCGACCGTTTTACCACTTTGGAACCTCTAGGAATGCCAGGTGGTTCTATAGAAGGAGGTAAAGACGTTTCAACCCCAGTACCAACAGAATTAGTAGGTGGGGTTCCAGCAGATATATTAGTTTCTTCTTTCATTAGATTAAACTTAGTTGATCTTTTACATCATCATCTACATTAACATCATCTAACAGATTCTCAGGCCAACGATTCAAAAATAATAAAAAAGTTTTTAAACACGACCAATATTCTCTTTCGAGTTTATAAAGCAATAGGGGAGTAGCTGCTTCTCCCCAAACATTATACAGAATTATTAAATGATTTATAATTAAATGAGTGCGAAGTGATCCTCCTTTTAAATAACGTTTGAAGAGTCTCTTAAGATATTTAAATATTTTAAGATCCTCTTCAAAGTCATCATAGGTTACAGATTGAGGATTTTCATAATTTTTAATTGCAAATAATAAAAAATTATCCTCATTTAATTCATCAAAGTGCATAATTTACATATTCATCAGGTTCCGAACGTTAGTGTTGCTGCACCGTTAGAAATTACTTCCTCAGTACCACCAGAAGAGGTGATCTTGACACGGAACTTCGTGCCATCTCTTGCTGCGCTAGCAAGACCAGAGTAAGTTAGAGTTGCTGAAGTGAAACCAGCATAGGTGATTCCAGCATCTAGAGATGCTGTAATATCCTTCCAGGTTGTACCGCTAGCAGTTTGACGTTGCCACTTATAAACAAGAGTGCCAGGGGTTCCAGTGGTGGTTGTAGTAAGTGTGAATGAACCAGCACCCGAAGATGAAGTGCTAGATGCAGGTTGAACTGTAATAGTTACTGCTGATGCTACGTCTGCTGCAATAGTGTCATCGGAAAGAGATTCGTTAGCATTTGATTCACCACCAGAGAAAGCAACTAGATGTTCTGCTCTATGCTTAGTTGCTCCAGATTCAGTTGTATAGGTTGAATAAGCCCACCATCCAGGAGCGGTAATTCCACGAGTTTTATTTTCGTGAAGTGTTGCCTCAGTGTCATCAACATAAACAAAAGTCTTAGTTACCGAGTTAGGACCACCGCCAACTGTACCAGCTGCTTTGATTCCGATTGCATTCTTTGCTTTGTTTTGATTTTCTGAAGTGTCTGTTTTTCCGTAAAGAGACATTTGATTCTCCGACTAACTTTAATATCCTATATTTATTTATGTAATACACTTCTTAGAAATAGTTGAATAAACTCAAGTATTCCATTTGCTTTAATCTTATTTGTTTTCGATAACCACTCAGACAAAGAAAGGAGTAACCCCAGAACGATAGTTACTCCCCAGTTGGTTACGATGCACGTAATCATAGTTTAATGCCTAGATTTGCAGCTGCGTTTGATACTTGACCAGTAACTTGATCCCTAAACAATGCTGCTTTAACAGTTGCAACAATCGCATCATCAATGCTATTGTCGGTTGTTTTTACATACTTCTCTAGAAGATCTAGAACAAGTTTTTTAACTGCGGGACTGGTTGCAATTTGCATAAGAAGTGGTTTTACCACTGAGACTACTAATTTCATGATGACCTCCTTAATTTAGTTTTAATGTAATGGGTTTCCCCAGTTATTTATGCAAGACTCTGTTTATTCTTCTTCTCCATTTCCTTACGTTTTGCTGCAGTCTTAGCAAGTAGTCTTGCCTTTGCTGCATCACGCTCAGACTGAGGAATAGCAGTTACAGCACCAAGTCTTTCAGCAGGTTGGCCAGGAACAGCAGATTCTTGCTGGTCCTTATTCTTTTGCTTCCAAGCAGTAGCATAAGCGATGCCCTTTTCTTTCTTGGTTAGTTTGCCATCCTTAGAATAACCTTTCTTGATGTGCTTTACCATACGCTCATAAGTATCACCAGGAGGAGCTACCTCTTTGAGCTCCTCACTATCGGGATTGATCTTTACAGTATTTTTACCCACTGAAACTTTCTTTCCATTTTTACCATCTTTAGAATATTCTTGTTCTAAAATAAAAGATTTAAATGATTTCATTTTTCCAAAATTAAAATTGAAGACTGTTTTTTAATGCTTACTCATCCCAGTCCTTATCGGTGGTTCTAACCTTGGTGCCTCCCTGCCCCTGATCTGCGTATCCTGAACCATATTTCCAAGTGGAAGATGGTTTAACAAAAGGAGGTTTTTTCTTTCTGAATGGTTTTTTTGGTGGTAATGGTTCCTGGTTTACTTCTGTAATAATACTCTCTCTCCATTCTTCACTCATATTCACCATAATTGCTTCTGCTGCTTCTGGTGTTTCAGCATATCCTTCATCAAGTAAGTGTGAGAGGATAATATCGTAAATATCTACTTGTTCTTTTTTTAGTTTTGATTGTGCTTTCTTTCGTTCTATGTAACTATCTGGTTCTCCAGTTTCCTTTGCTTTTTTAGCAGCGGCTGTTCTTTCTGAAAACTCGGCACCTACTTTTTCCATTCCTGGGTCTCTATAACCGTGAGGGTCTTCTGGAGTTCCCATTCCCATACCACCTCTTTTAGAAAGTTTGGCGAGATAATCCTTTCTATTAAATCTTGGTTCTTGATAACCTTCATCAAGTTCCTGATAAACTTCCAAATATGCTTCTTGAAGACTGCGAAGTTCTTGTGTGTTCATTGCTGAATGTCCTTTTAGTTATTTATTAAAAAAAATATATTATATATCAGCGTGCATTAGCACGATACCACTTCTCAAATTCCTCTCTACGCTTATCACCTCTTGATTGTTGTTCCATAACTTCTTTCCAAGAATAATTACGAACTTCAAGACCACCCTCTTCTAGAGAAGTACCGATCATTTCATAACCGTTATTTTGTAGTTTCTTTTTTAGATTTGCTTTACGATATTGTAGTTCTGTGCGTTGACCTGTAGTCATGCGACCTTGCCCGTGAGGTCTCTGGGAACCACCTGCAGGATTGGGACCAGTGTTCTTTACACCACGATAAGTGTATGCAGCACCACTCAACTTAGAGGTTCCAGAAACTATCTTGCCAGCATCAGAACGTGAGTCCTGATACTCAGTTTCCGACTGTCCGTGCCTACCCTTATAGAGTTCAGAAAGAACTACATCATAAAGTTCTTCAATCTCTTCTTGAGATAGATCTTCTATGAGTTCAAAGAACTGATCTTCGCTTTCGATAACACCTTCAGCATAAAGCCAATCAGCAACTATCTCTACATCAGAGAGGAACTGTGCTTCTTCATCAAGAACTTCTTGAATTTCGTTAATGGTAACTCCTTCTTCTTCAAAGATGACTTCAAATCCATCTTCGTATGCTGCGATTACTTCTAGAACTTGCTCAAAGGTGTAACCCTCTTCAAGCATGTCTCTTTCAATATCAACATACTCTTCTTTAGGAACACAATTAGGAACTTCACGACCACCCTTCTTCTTCATTCCAATCATTTCATATCCTTTCCAACAGGGTCCTTGCTTTGCTTCATCTAAATGATCCGCAGTCTTATCTTTAGGAACACAGTTAGGAACTTCACGACCACCTTTCTTCTTCATACCAATCATTTCGTAACCTTTCCAGCAAGGATCTTTCTTTGCTTCATCTAGATGATCCGCAGTCCTATATGCTTTATTACCTGCTTTATAATTTTGCCATGCTTTGGTATTTGCCTTCCGATCAGCAGCAGTGACAACCATTCTTGGATCTTTTGGTTCTTCCTTCTTACCACCATAGACTGCTTCCTGACGGATTTGATTGAGAAGATTGGTTAGGTTATCACTTTTCTTCTTAGCAGTTGCAGTTTTAGGTGCAGGTTTTGCGGCAGGAGCAGAAACAGGGGCAGATTTATCACGACCATCATCGTATCCTGCCTTAGCAGTCTTCACAACTTTACCCACTGCCTTACCAGCACCATAAATTGCTTTTTTAAGACCTGACTTAAGAGCAGTACCAACTCTACCTAAAATGCCAGGACGCTTAGTTCCTGATACATTAGTTCCTGATACATTAGTTCCTGATACATTAGTTCCTGATACAGACGAAGATCTTTGTCTGTATTTTGATCCTGTGTTAGATGAAGATCTATCTGCTGCTGCAGATGCTTTTCTATAACCAGTAACGAGAGATCCAGCAACTTCACCAGTAGCACCAGCAACTTTCTTGGCAATTGCCTTAGCACCTGAAGCAACTTTATGTACCGCATCCTTTACTCTTGCAAGCTTGCTTGTTCTACTTGACTCTTCTGGTTTCTTTAATAGAAGACGTTCGCGGGCAGCTGAACCAGCATCTTGCTTAGTGTCATGACCCAGAGTTACATTTGCTTCTTCAAGATAGGTCAGTTCAGATTCAACTTGCTCAATAAGAAGGGTTTCTAGTTCATCAATTTCAAAACCTTCTTCTAGAGTTTCATAGAAAACTTCTTCAACAACTTCTTCAATTAGTTCATCAGAAAGGAATAGAAGATCTTCATCTGTTAGTTCATCAAGTATAGAAGAAAAATCTACATCTTCTATCATTTTCTTCTTTGTTTTCTTTTCATATGATGACCCGCACGATTCTTCTACATCATCTTTAGAATTCTTACGAATTGCTTTCTTGATGGCACGATCTTTAACACCAGCATACTCGTCGGTTTCGTCTTCTACAGTGCCATCACCATCATAGTCTTTCGACTTTTTACCAGACTTCTTAGGATACTTGTGCTCTTGATCTTCCCCAGCGGCATTTTCATCTTTTGCTTCTTCTGAAAGATATCCAATCTCGGTTAGAATTTTATCAATTTGGTCTAATTTAAAATTGTTAGTAAACATTTCTACTTCTTTGCGATTTTTCGTTTCCTTCTATTATTTAGTCATTTTTACTTTCTTTATCCAACCACCAAAAGTAACTTTGGGTTGACCTGGAGTAAGTTGTTGTACATAATCACGATATTTATCTGTTCCAATCTCCAACTGAGTTTTAGGATCGGCACCTTCAGATAGTTGTGTAAGCCACCCACGATGAGAATTATCATATTCATCAACGTAAATAACATAGTTAGGACCACGGTGAATGACTTCTCCAACAATACCAGTATCTAAATGTTGAACAATTGCACCTTCTTTGAATACTTCACCTTGATAATATGCTTCTCTTAGCATATCATATGCTAACTTAGGTGCATATCTCCACTCTGCTACTGGTGAAGTAGTATGCATAGCATCTTGTAAATCTTTAAATAATCTTTTTTTATCAGCATCCTTCAATGTATCAGGAATACCTTTTGAAAATACTTCAAACTGATCTTCTACTGCTGCCTTACGCATCTTGGAAGCTGACATCCCGCTAACACCTTCAGCATCAGCATCTCTTTCGCCTGCTGAAATGACTTGAATATTATTGAAATTATAAAGAGAACCATTATACTTCTGTGCAAGGTTTTGAAATTCCGATACTCTATCACCACCGACTACAATATTAACTTCAGTATATCCTTCTGCTTCTACTGCCTTAAGAACATCAAAGATCGTTCTCAGTTTCTCACTACCAATAATTACATCAGCATAGTCAGGATACATCTTCTTCATCCATTTAATCTTAGTATTTGGATCAAGAGGATTCTTCTGAGGATCTTGAGAACGTGATGGATAAATTCTAAAGTCTCCCTTTGCATAACTAGCAACCTGCCGAATTAGTTTCTCATGACCAATTGTGGGTGGATTAAATCTACCAAATGTCAAAGTAATTGCCATTCCCTGATCTGATGCTTTAGCAGGGTCTTGCTCTGGAGCCGCAGGATGATCAGTAGGAAGCCCTGAATCTTCAGGTGAAATTCTTAAAAGTTTCATTCCTCCATCAGAACGATACTCTACTTTTTTAGTTCTAGGATTTGCATATTTACCATAACCAACGTGAACAAGTCCAAGTTTCTCTGCCTCGGCTGCAGCACCACTCTTCTTTGCTTCGCTTAGAAAATCTCTATAACTTTTCATTTATCTAGGTATTCCTTTTTTAATATTTATCTCAATATACTTTGACATGAAAACAAGATTCATATACCAATTTAGATTGAGAAGGTGGAAGACTTTCAATTTCAGTTTTAAATTCATTTCCGTATGTTTTTAATCTTCTTTGCAATTGTTCGGGTCTAACTCCAGCGGAATATCTTTGTGATGCCATAAGGTCATATAAATTTTCAACTGTAATATCTCTTTTTAATCTACTGGTAATATCTTTTATTGCTAACCCAATTTCGCCAGCAGCAACTTTATTGAGCAATACTTTCAGTTGTTCCATTGGAGTATTAGCACCTCTAATTGCACTAACATCAAATGTTGTTCCTTTATCTCCTGTGATTTCATTAAATAAAAGATTGCAATAATTTTCCCAAGCAGGATAATCTGATGGTTTAATTGATTGACGTTTTATCAGATTTAAATAATGCAATCCACCTGCCCATATTTTACCTTCGGGGAAATGTTCTTTAATTGCAGTTTGTGAACTGCGAAGTTTTTTTAGTTTTTTAACTCCCGATGAATCTGTCTCATTAATAATCCACGAATAATTTTCAGTGCCAGCGGAACCATATCTAGCTCCTCCTCCGCCGCCAGATACAACTTCTATTTCTAATCTTGCTCCTCCATTTTCAGCTGTTTTTGTTTTTATATTACCAACCATATAATTTTTTTTAGCTATTTGATTGGTGATTTTATCTACTATATCTACACTAAATTGGATTTTAGCATCCTGATTACCATTAGTAAAAATTACATGTTTATAATGAACAACTTTATGGTAACTAGATCCTCTATAATTTTCTTCGCTAATATGCACAGTTGCAGAAGGAGCTTTTAATGATACGGGATATAAATTTTTTTGTTTATATTGAGAAGATATATAATTGTTAACAGCAGTTAAATATCCAACCACATAATTTGGGGTTAGACTATTTAATTGATTTGTCTTTGATAAAAATTTTTTCATTCCTGCAATAGATCGAGGATTAAAAATCCAAACATCTGCAGGATTCCATTTATTTGAATCTGTTGCAGATTTGAAATCAAATGCCCTTTTAGCTTTATTTGCACAAGCATCGTATAAAATATAGGGGTTATATTGGTGTGGTATTACATCCGTTCTCATAACAAACCAATTACTACCACTAAAACTATATTTTGCAAAAAAGGCATTCATTTGCATAACTAGTCTATTATGCCATCCCTTTTGATTTAGAAAAATTTTAACTTTAGAAACACGAGAATTAAATTCATTATCTAATAACATCCTACCACAATTAGATGTAAGTCCATATTTAATTAAAAGTGCTCTTGCTTCTTGAGAAGTATTAATTGCTTCCCATTCAATAGGAGAATATTTTTTTTGTTTATTGTGCAGATATACTGCAAAGTAAAAACAAAACATTGCCTCACTGAGAACTTCAATGTCTTTTTTTTCTATCCCTCCTCCGCCAGCAGAACCTCTGGTGCCCTTTAATTCTTCTCTCCAAAGTCTAGATAAAGAAACATCAACACCAGAAGTAGTTGGCAACATTATTGAACTTTTAACTTTTTTCTTCTGCAAAGTTCCAACAAAATCAGACTTCAAATCATTAATAAATTTTGTTTGCTTAGTTTGATTTGAATAACCAATTGTAGCAACACCTTCACTACCAGATGCACCAAGTTTCCACTGTTCTTTATTTTCAACTTTTTCTATAAATTTGATCATGTATTCAAGTTGATGAGAACTTGAAGTAAAGGCACTAAGAGCAACTGTAGCCATGAAAAAAACCCCCCTGTTCTGTATTATTTAGCACACCGGAGGTCTTTTATTATATCCATCTACCCAAGTGTCCATCAATTCTGATACTTGGAAATATTCAATGATGATGTCATCATCGGTCTGTCGCTGCCCTGTTCTCGGACTTAAATACATCAAAAACACCTTCGGGATAACGCTTAAGTAACTTAGTAACATTTTGATGAATCACCTCATCCATGGAAATATTTAGTGCGATACATGCTTGTGCAACATACCACATAACATCTCCAAGTTCAATAATCAAATGCTGACGATTATCTTCATTCATAGGTTTGCCCTGGAAAATAATTTTTTTAACAATTTCCATAAACTCACCACCTTCAGAATTGATGCCGACAGCTGCAGTTAGCAAACGTTGAATACCAATTCGACCTTCAGATGCTTCATGAATTTCCGCAAGACGATGCACAAATGTATCAAAATTTTTCGTTGCATCACTGGTTACAAAATCAACAAATTCAAGATATTTATTAGTATCAACTTCATTTTTTTGACGGCGCTCTTCTTCGGTTAAATTTTCATCTTCTGAAGAAACGGAAGAACCAAATCCTTGTGCTTTTTTAGTCATAAATTACCTCAATACTTAAAGTCAGCGAAATTTTTACGAGTTTTACCTTTGAATATATCTTCGGGTTCCTCATCTAGATCTTGCCCCGAATTAACAAGATCAGTTTGAGCAGATTGATCTACATCATACAACCTCATCTTTGCTCTGTCAATACCGATGATAAAACGTTTGTTCATCGTAGGATCATTATACCTGTTTTTAAGTTGTTTGACAAGTATCTGATTTGACTGTTCTAGCTCCTCGGTTGATATAAGAGCAAACATAAGATCGGCAGTAGCAGGAAGACCAAAGGATTCAGAAGTATCAGTGAGGTCAACATCAGTGCTACTATAACCTGAACGAGTAGTTTGAGTAGCACTAACGATAGGGACATTGAACTCCACAGCCAACCCTCGTAGTTCTTCTGCAATCGCCTTAACAAATGTGTATGAATTAACAATCGTTCCTTTGTACCGTGAACTGCTGCAGATATTTAGATAATCAATAAAGATAATATCTGGTTTAAATCCTTTCTTTAGAGCAAGTTCATTGAGAAGAGAGTTAAAGTGTCCTGCGTGTGCGGATGCTGTGGGATATTCCTTAATGATGAGTTTACCCACAGTCTTTTGAGCAATCTTAAGAATCTTAGTTTCATACATTTGTTTGGGTAGATCCTGAAGTTGCTGAATGTTAATGTTCAGCAAGTTGGCATCGATTCTTTCTGCGATTCTTTCTTCTGCCATTTCCAAAGTAATGTACAAAACATTCTTACCTTGGAGAAGGGATGATGCAGCAACGTGACACATGAAGAGAGACTTACCCACACCTGTTCCTGCCAAGGCAATATTAAGGGTCTTGCAAGGTAAACCACCCTTGGTGATCCTGTTAAAAAACTCCAAATCAAAGGGAAGTTTTTCCTCTTTACGATGATAGAAATCATAGCGACTTTCAAAATCTTCAATGTAATCATGTCCTACATGCTCATCAAAGCAAACTCCTAATGCTTCAGAAAGAATACTAGGAATTGCATCTCTACTTTTAGTTTTATCTTTACCATCAGCAATCTTGATAGACTCTAGAAGGGAAAGATATACAGCTCGGTCTTTACACCACTTCTCAGTGGTATTAATCAACCAAT